ACGGCAACCCGTGCCGCATCGATGCCGATTGGGAAATCATCATCGACGACCGAAAAATGGCGGCGATGGTGGCGACGCTCGGCGGCATCCTCACGCCCGAGGTCGAGCGGCTCGATCCGCGCGACTTCGCTTCGTGCGCCTTTAGGCTGCGGGGTTTTTTTCTGCCGGAGCCGGCGGCCTGGTAGGCACCGACGCCGGCGACAACTTCGTGCTCGACTGCTACTGGCTCGCTCGTTGGTATCACCAATGCCCCGACGTTTTTCTGTCCATGCCGATCTCGCATGTGCAGACGCATCTCAAATACACGCACCGCATCGGCGAGCTCAGGCGCCAGGCAAACGCCGACCGCGAGGATCGTTGAACAATGGCTGAAACAGAAGAACTACAAATCAAAGTAACGCTAGTCGAAGGTAACACCGTCGAGAAATTGCGCGAGATGCGCAAGGAGATCGAGGCGCTCGGCGGCGGCGGTACGGCGGCACAGCTCGAGCGGTTCAGCCGCCAGGCGCGCGACGCGCGCGAGAAAGGACTCAAGCCGTTCTCGGAAGACCTCGAGGTCGCAGCCAAGCGCATGGTCCCGTTCATTGGCGGGATCGGCGGCATCGCCACCGGCTTGATCGCGGTCGGCTATGCAGCGGACAAGGCGCTCGATGGACTCAATGACTTCGCGAAGGTGCAGGAACGCATCGGAGTCCTGAGCAAGCAGACCGGGTTCGATCCGGCGTTCGTGAAAATGTTTCAGGAGCAATTCAAGATCGCCGGGGTCGAGGACGCGACGCGCGACCTTCAAGGTCTGGCGCACACTATGGCCGACATCACGCGCGCCAATAGCGAATTCCGGCGCAAGATGATGGCAGGAGCCGGGCTCGAGGGCGCCGGCGCGATGCAGGAATTTCTCACGCAACTGACCGAGATCAAAGACCCGACGAAGTTCGCCAACAAATTGCGGGAGGGCCTCGAGAACATCAGGCGAAACGCTATCGCAAAATGGGGCGAGGTCGGCGGCACCGAAAGGTTCCGCAAGTTTGAAACCGAGCTGGGAATGCCAGACCTCGACCGATTGAAAAAGGATTTGCCCGCGGTATCCGCGGAGGAAAAGAAAATTCAGGCCGACCGCCAGAAGGCAGCAGATGACTACAACCAGGTTTCGCGCGAGATCGATGAGCATTGGGAGCACATCAAAGCCGCCTGGTGGGATCAGGCGATCACAAGCAGTCCGCTCATGTCGTCGATGCGCTGGATCGACGAGATGCTCAAACAGTGGGAGGACAAGGCCACGAAGGCAGAAGCGGCCAGCAAAGAGCATCCCGCGACGTGGCAGGAGCGGATCAATCCGTTCAGCGAAAAGGGCGCCGATTATTGGCGGGCGCAAAAGAAAGCGGCCGGCGTCGATGAACCCGACAACCCGATCAAGTCGTGGCTCAAGGAGCATGGGTTTTTCGAGAGCCAGGGTACGAGCCGCTTTCCGCAATTGGATACGCCGGCACCAGCCACGTCCACGCAAAGACGCCCAGGCGGACGGATGAAGCTCGGCGGCGGCGCGGTGCCGTTGATGGGCGGCCTGGCGCCCGACGAGTGGCCCGAGTCCACCAACATAGAGGACCGCCGCGGCGAGGCGCCGTTCATGGGCGATGACGGGCTCAAGGTGCAGCGCGAGCTCATGGAGCAGACCAAGCGGCTTGCCGACGACTTCGAGCAGGCGTTCGGAGTTGGCACCGGCGGGCTCGGCGGCGGCGCTCAAGGGCTGTTCAGCGGCGGCACTGGCGGCGGCGGTGGGCTCGCCGCCCAGGCGGGCCTCAACGACATCGGCGGCGGTGGTGGTCGCCACGGCGGCGGTGGCGGCGGCGGCGGCGGCGGCGGCGGCGGTGATGGCGGTGCGACGGGGCCAGATGATGGCGGCGGTTCAAGCGGAACTCTTGCCGAGCAACGCGCACAGTTTCAGAAGGAATTAGATGCTGATCCAAAACTAAAAGCCTTTGCCATCGACGCGATGCAACACGAAGGCGGCATCCAATCAAACATGGAACAATTGATGAATATGGCGGCCATGCGCCATCAGACGATAAGGAAGGCGCTTTTCTCTGGGCAGTATGGTCCGGTGCAGCATGGCTTGATCAGTGGAAACATCTCCGCAAAAACCGCAGCCGCGGGAGAAGCGGCACTTCAAAAAGTTTATGCCGGATCAAACATCACTGATTATTCGACCGACCAAGGTATGGCGGGCGATCCTAACTTCGCCAAGTATATGGCGGACCCCAAATATTGGGGGATGCACAAAGTTGAGAACGCTTGGTTTTCGGCTCACGGCGAGGAAGGCCGCAAATGGGCGGCAGAACAGCGCGCAAGGGATGCAGCCGCAGCCCCGGCGCCCGGCAACGACGAAGCCCGGCGGGCGAGGGCTTCATCATATAAAAATGACGGTTCTCAGCCCACGATAAGATCGCAAGAAGAAGCCGACGATTGGGTTTTTGGCACGGGTGCTTCGCGGGCCGCGCTCGACGACCAAATGGCGCAAAAGGTCGAGGGCACCGGCAAGCTATCGGTTCACGTCAACGCGCCGCGCGGCACCAAGGTCGGGGCCGAGGGTCGCGGTATCTTCAAGAAGACCGAGGTAACGCGCCAGACCCAAATGGAGCCGGCCGCCTCGTCGATGGCTTCGCAGTATCAGGAATAGCGATCGATGCTGATCACCGATCTACCCAATACCAAATGGCGCGATGAGTTGTTGCCCGCATCCTTCCGCGGCGCGTTCTTTCACGTCGAGGCGGGTAGCAAGGAGTCGGGGCGCGCGATCGTCGTGCATGAGTTCCCCAAGCGCGACCTACCCTATCCCGAGGACATGGGCCGGCGGACGCGGCAATTCTCGGTGCGCGGCTATTGCATCGTCTATCCGGTCAACACCGGCGAGCCGCTCTATAACCGCGACTACCGGATCGCGCGCGATTTGTTGTTCACCGCGCTCGAGGAGGAAGGCAAGGGCGTGCTCCAATTGCCGACTATCCCGCCGATGCTGGTGGTCTGCCCGCAATACCGTTGGACCGAGGAGCAGAAGCTCGGCGGCTATTGTACGTTTGATATGACCTTCGTCGAGTGGGGTGACCCGCCCGGCGCCGCGCCGACCGACTCACGCGACGAGCTCATCAATCAATCGCAGGCGGTGACCGCCCGCATGCTCGAGGTCATGAAAGGCAGCGACGCCGCGATCCGCGCGCTCGCCGGACTGCCGCCGCGCGCACCGGCGGTGACGCCATCGGGCGTCGGCCATGCTTAAAAGCGAAGCGATCGAAGCCGCCGGCATCTTGCAGCGCAGCCTGGGCGTGCTGGTCGCCGCGGTTCCGGCGCAAGGCCGCGCGGGCTCCGATCTGCGCCTGGCGTGCTTCGCGTTGCAGGCGAATGCTATGCGGCTCATCGGCGCTGACGCCGCCGGGCCATACCTCGCCAATTGCTTCGACCTCGCGCGCGCGGCCGGCGTGACGCAGCCGCAGCTCGCCCGAGTGCGCGTCTCGACGGGCGCCGAGCCCACGACGATGAGCGGCGCGACGCGCATCAAGTGGTCGATCATCGGCATGTGCTTGGCGGCCGAGGGGCGCGTGATCTCGGCGATGACTTTCACCAGCCGCGAGGACGCCGACGCGCTCAAGCTGCAAATGAACACGGTCTTTGCACAAGTCGAGGAAGCGGTCGCCGACGCGATGGATCAGATGACGTTCCAGGCAATGGTCTCTTTGCACGCCAGCATCATGTTTTATCTGGTCGAGACGGCGCGCCCGCTGCCGCGGCTTCTGCAATTCGCGTTCGCGCTGCCGATGCCGACGCTGGTCATGGCCTATCGGCTTTATGCCGACGCCAGCCGCGGCGACGAGCTTAGAGAAGAAAATAAAGTGGTTCATCCGGCATTTGCGCCGCCGGCCGGCCTGGCGCTGTCGGCTTAGATGGCCGACGACGCCGCGTCCGCGCCGGCGGCACCGGCGCCCGACCAGCTTCCGGGGCCGGTCTTCAACCCGGACGAGATCGCGACCGTCGTCGTCGATGGTCGCAGGTTTCAAAGCTGGAAATCCGTTTGGGTGCAGCATCGATGGGCCGAGGCTTATCCGCTGTTCCGCTTTACGTCCGCGGACATCGAGCAAGTGCCGGCCGATTGGCAAAAGCTGCAATTCAAGCCGGGCGACGAGTGCGCGATCTATCTCGGCAATGAGCTCGCGATCACCGGCGTCATCGTCACGCGCCAGACCGCCTATTCCAAGGAAAGCAAGGGCATTCAGTTCCAGGGCATCGGCGTCACGTGGTATGCGGCGCGCGCGAGCGTCATCCACAAGACCGGCAATTTCGACAACAAATCATTCATGCAAATCGCCGAGGAAGTGCTGGCGCCGACCGGGATCAAGATCATACCGATCGGCAACGTCAACGCAGAGCCGTTCGTCAAATGCCAGGTCGAGCCGGGCGAGACGATCTGGAATTTCCTCGAACGCCTGGCGCGCCCGCGCGGCATCGTGATGGGGAGCGACAAAGACGGCAACTTCTTGGCGATCGACGACCATACGATGCCGATCAGCGCGAGCTTGGTCGAAGGCGTCAACATCATAAGTTGCCAGGCGGTCATCTCGATCGAGAACATCTTTACCGACTACATTATCCGCGGCCAGACCGCGGCCAGCGACACGCAGAACATGGCGGCGGCTTCCGAGCAGGAGGCGCACTATCCCGGCACCGCGAAACGCTACTCGCCGGTGCTGACGCCGGCCGAGCAACCCGTGTGGAGCATCGGCGAGCTGCAAGAGCGCGCCAAGAACGAGTCGATATGGCACGAGGGCACCATCATCGAGGCGACCATCGTCGTGCAAGGCTGGATGCGGCCAGGCACGCATCAGCTATGGCGCGCCGGCGATGACGTGAGCGTCAAATCACCGATGGCGATGCTCGACATGGTCCTCAAGATCAGGACCATCACGTTTACGCAAGACCGCAATCAAGGAACGCTAACGGCGCTCGAGCTGGTCGCACCGTGGTTGCTCAAGGATGCCGGCGACTTTGACGTCAGCAATCCAACCGCGCCGCAGGCGCCCGATGCAAACGCCACGCCGGCGGCGCCGGTAACATCGCCGAGCGAGCCGCCGCCGCCAAACTTGGAGGAATAAGGATGCATCGCGCTACGCCGCTCAATACCAGCTTCCGCGCCTACTCGTCGGGCGGCGCCCGCACCATGATCAGCGGGGCCGACGACGGCAAAATGATGCAGGAGATGGCCGGCAACTTTATGAAGGGCGAGACCCGCGACAAGGTCGAGTCGCCGCAGAACTACGGGTTCTCGTCGGTGGTGCGCGCCGCCACCAAAGACGCGCAGGGAATGATCAAGGAAGCCGCCGAGGGGTTTATCAGCTTCATCGGCGGCAACCGATCGTTTCCGGTCTGCGCCATCATGGACGACCGGCGCCATCGCCCGATGGGTTTGAAGGAAGGCGAGAACGCGCAATATGACGACCTTGGGCAGATGACGTTGTTGCGCCGCGCCGGCTTGTTCCTGTTGTCGCTCGACGGGCCGGACGATAGCCAGAAGCAAAGCGGCGGCGGCCAGGGCGGCAGCGGCGGGTCGAGCGGGCAGCAACAAACCGTCAAACGCTTTGTTTCGATCCGGCACGTCGAAAAGAAAAAGCAGCAACGTAAAGGCGGCAGCGTTTCCAGCGCCGACGGCTCGAGCTCGAGCAGCGGAAGCGGCGGCATCGGTAGCGCGCGCGATACGAGCGGAGGAAGCGGTAGCGGCCAGAGCGGCGGACAGAGCCAACAAGATTTCAAGCACGAAGGCGAGAGCGTCAATCACGAAATCCGCGTCAGCAAGGGCCGCATCGAGTTCCGCTCGGGCGACAGCGTGGTCGGTTACTACGACGGCCAAAACAAGACCTGGGTCTTCATCGGCAAGATCAAGCTCGGCACCGAGAGCGCCTCGCATCCCGTCTACGGCGTCAATCAAGGGCTCGGCCACACGACCGATCCCAACGGCAACGATGCGGTGCTGGTCAACGCGCCGAAGCCGGGGCCGCCGACCTCGCTGGACACGAAGCCTTAAAGCGATGCCCGACATCCGGCTTGTCCAGCGCACCGATTTTCCGGGCCGCACATCGGTTTCGGTCGATTGGCTGTTGCTGGGCGACGGCACGCTCGACGATACCGAGGCGCTCGCGACCGCGGTCATCGTCGCGCTCGGCACCGATCGCCTGGCGTCGATCGACGACGAGCTGCCCGACCCGGACTCGACCGATCGGCGCGGCTGGTGGGGCGACCTCGACGCGCAGGAGATATGGGGCGGCTGGGAAATAGGCTCGCGCCTTTGGCTGATGCAGCGCGCGAAAATCACTGGTTCGAATGCCGCGGTCGGCTCAACGCTCGTTCGCGTCAAGCATTATATCCAAGAGGCAATCCAGCCGTTTCTCTCGCTGCGCATTGGCACGTCGATGGACGTGCAAGTCGAGCGGTTCGATACCCAGCGCATCGACGCCTTGGTGCGCCTCTATCGCGGGCCGCTCACCGCGGTCGAGCTCCGCTATCAAATCCTCTGGCAAGACATCATCGAGTGACGCCGCATGCCGTGGTCAACGCCGACGCTCAAATCCGTTCGTAGCCAAGTCCGCGATTTCATCCGCGGCTCGCTGCCGGGCGCCGACGCGAGCGTGCCGAATTCGGTCTTGCGCGTCATGTCCGATACGCAGGGCGCGCTCTGCCATCTCAATCTGCAATATCTCGACTGGCTGGCGCTGCAATTGATGCCGGACACGGCCGAGACGGAATGGCTCGACCGGCACGGCGACATCTGGCTCACCAATTCGGACGGCTCGACCGGCCGCAAGTCGGCGACGCTGGCCAGCGGGACCGCGAGCTTCCAAGGCCTCGTCGATGGCGCGCTCCTCCCGATGGGGACGCAGCTCTCGGCGGGCGGCACGCCGGCGGTCGGCTACGAGACGACGCAGGACATCACGACCTCGAGCTCGGCCCTGGTCGTCGGGCCGATCCGCGCGCTCGATCCCGGCTCGGCCGGCAATCAAGTGGACGGCGCCGTGCTGACGATCGCGCCCGGCGTCGCCAACATCGATAACTCGGCGACGGTCGTTCATCTCACCGGCGGCGTCGATACCGAGACCGACGACCAGCTTCGCGCCCGGATATTGCTGCGCATTCGCCAGCCGCCGATGGGCGGCGCGCAGGCCGATTACGTCAATTGGGCGCTCGCGGTGCCTGGCGTGACGCGCGCCTGGGCCGCGCCCGAGCAAGGACCGGGCACGATGACTGTTCGCTTCCTGATGGACGATCTGCGCGCCGACGATGACGGCTGGCCGACGCCGGACGACGTGCAAGCGGTCGCGGACTACATCGACGTGATGCGGCCGGTCACGGTGAAGGACTGCTACGTGGTGGCGCCGATTAAGGAGTTCATCGACATCACGATCGCAAACCTCGAGCCGGACACGTCGGAGGCGCAGGCCGAAATAGAGCAGAGCGTCCGCGATATGCTGTTCGCCAAGGCCGCGCCTGGTCAGACCATCTATGCGTCCTGGGTGAGCTACGCGATCATGAGCGCGCCGAGCGT